CGGATCAGTTCGAACAGGGGGTCCGCGCCGCCGCCGACCCATTCCAGCTCGACGCGCACCGTGCCACCGCCGCCGCCCTGGAGCATCCGCTGGGTGTCCGGGTTCGAATGCACCCGCGTGCCCGGGGCCAGGTCCAGCAGTTCGATGCCGTGCTCCCCGACCAGCGTCAGGTTCGAGCGCGGCCCCCCGGCGGCGGCCATGCCGACCGAGCCGACGATCCCGCCGTGCGCCAGCCCGGCGTGCGCCGGGCCGCCGTACCCCACCGGGATCGTCACCGTCTGGCCCTCGATCCACCCGATGGCGGCCTTCACGCTGCCGATGAGCCCGGAGGTGTTGGCGTGGATCGGCACCTCGATCGAGCCGATGTTCTTCGTGCCGTACAACGCCACGTTCAGCGCGTCGATCTGGTCCTTGGTGAACCCGGCCTTCTTCGCCATCGTGTCGATCGCGACCGCGCCGGCCTGCAACGACTTATTCGCCTGCTGCTGGCTGTTCGTCTCCGCGAGAAGCTTCTCGGCCCGGGTCTCGTTCAGATCCGAAAGGCTCTTGAGCACCGTGAAGTTCGCGGCACCCGCCGTGGTGTTCAGATCGATGGCGTCCTTGCCGTGCGTCAACTCCTTCGACGCGTTCGCAAGCCCGGTGGTGAACGCGGCCTCGGCCGCCGAATAGTTCCCGAACTTCCCGAACGTCGCATCCAGCACGGTGCCATACGCCGACGCCGCCGCGCCCGCCTCGGTGTAGGCCGTCAGCGAGTTGTACAGGCTGTCCGTCACACTCGAGATGCCCTTGGTGAACCCGAGGGCCGCCAGCGTGCCCACGGCAGACTGCTGGGCGCTGGTGGCGGCAGCGGACGCCGCCGTGTTCAACGCGACCGTCAGCGTGTCGGACACGTCGGCCTGGTGCGAGACGGCGTCCGCGGTCCCCTTCGCATCCGCCGCGAGCGCCTTCTCCTGGTCCGTGTACATATGCATCTTAGCGATGGCGTCGTTCATGAAACCGCCGCCGGTGTTCTTGATCGCCACATACAGTCCGGTCGTCGCCGCGGCCAGCCAGCCGATCGGGCCGGTGGCGATGTCGACCGCCGCCCCCAGGCCCTTCGCCGAGGCGGCCAGGGCGTCCGTGGCCAGAGCCGCGGCGCCCTCCGCTGTGACGGTCGTCCCCAGGAACGCCAGGAAGGTCGTGCCCTCCTGGACGATCCCGGTCAAAGCCCCGACCTTGAAGGCGGCGAACAGCGCCGCAGTAGCGACCGCGGCGGCCTCGACCGCCCCGGGCGGGATCGCCCCCACCACGGCCGTCAGGGCGTGCGCGACCGGCAGCGCGACGTCCGCCACGTCATGCAGCGCCGGGCCCAGGCCGCCCGACAGGGCGCCCACGATCCTCCCGACATCGGGCAGCAGCTCTTTGAGCACGTCGGACACGGCGTTAAGACCGGCCATGCCGCCCGCCGCCCCAGAGCCCAGACCCTGGAAGAGGCCGCCGACCGCGGAGCCGATCTTGCCGAAGTCGACCGCTATATCGTGCGCGTACGGCGCGCCGGCGCGAAGCAGCGACACGACGCCCGGCAGCGCGTTCGTGCCCAGCGACACGATCCCGGACGCGATCTCCCGCGCGTACGGCGCCGCCGCGGCGAACGTGTCGCGCAGTTCGGCGCCGCCCTTGGCGACCCCGTCGTCCAGAACCTTCACCGCGCCGGCCAGAGCCGGCACCAGCGGCGCGGTGGCCGCCGTCACGGCGTCGGCGGCGTCCTGGCCGAGATGCTGATACGAGGAGGCCAGTTGCGCGTTGCCCTTCGTGATCAGGGCGCCCGCGCCCAGCACCGCCGTCGCCGTCCCCGCGATCAGAAGCCCGGGTCCGGCCGTGGCGGCAGCCGCGAACGCGCCGATCAGCAGCGGCGAGAGGCCCTTGGCCGCGGCCTGCCCGGCTTTCGTGCCGCCCTTGCCGCCGGATTCCTCCAGCGGGGCCTCGACCGCGGGCGGTAGCTCCTGCTTGACCTTGTCGCCGACGCCCTTGGAGAATTCTCCGCCGACCTGCTGGCCGATCGCCCGGCCGTTGCGCGCGGCCTCGTCGAAGGCCGGCTTCGTCAGATTCCGGCCGGTAACAAGGATCTCGATGACATTAGCCAATGTCTTGACTCACCACCCTTCGTCGTCCGGCCCGGCGCCCTCGTCGGCGGCGGCCACGTTGTTCAGCATCCTGATCAGCTCGGCGTCCTCGTCCAGCAGCCCGGTCAGCGTGTAGCCGTAGCGCCGCATCACCGTCAGGGCCCACCGGTCCCGCGCTAGCCGCCGCCCGGCAGGATCTCCATCGGCAGCGACGCCTCGATCGGGTCCGGGGGCGCCGGGGCGGTCCCAGTAGGGTCCACGCCGTTGATCGCCTGAATCCAGCCGGTCACGATCGCCGGAAGCCAGTCGTCCGGCAGCGACAGCAGCCCGTCCAGGGTCAGCGGCCACGCCTCGCCGGGGGCTTTCTCCAGGTCCCAGGACACGATCAGCGGCGCGAGGGTGTTGACCATCAGCCGGTACCTGGCCGAGGTGTCCGACAGCTCGTTCAGCTTGTCGTTGTACGCCCAGGTCTCGCGCACCGACATCGACGCGACCGTGACACGCGCGCCCTGCAGCGGGCCGTCCGCGAACGTCAGGGTGTAGTGCGTCGGTTCGACCAGCTTGCCCATTGTCAGTTCCCTTACGACCAGGTGGGAACGACGCCGTCGGCGAGCACGCCCGGCACCGACCAGGTGAACTCGCCCGCCGCCGCACGCGTCAGCGCGTAGTCGGTGAAGTACAGGTTCGGCGCGAAGGTTTTGCCCGACGCCACCAGCGTGGTGGTGCGCGCCACCGACGTGGAGGGCACCGTGCGGAACACGTCGTGCGAGGAAGGCGATGCGGCCGGGTTGAACACCCCGGCGCCCGTGAACGAGACGTCCGCGAGCAGCAGCAGCCGCTCCATCGCGCTCTTGTCCACACCGGTGACGTCCTGCACGGCCCGCGGAGTGGTGATCGCGAAGTTCGTGAAATCGTTCTTGATCGCCTCGGGCGTGTTGGTGGCATCGCCCACGGACAGCGTGGTGATGCCCAGTCCGCTTGTCTTCGACATCTGATATCAGCCTTTCTCTATCTCGCGGGCGATCTTGTCCTGGTGGTTCGCGAAGTCGTCCACCCAGTCATCCGCGTTCGCGTGCCGGTACGGGTCGCCGATGCGCGCCCGCCAGTCCCCGCCGCGCACCACGAACAGCTCCGGCACCTCTTGGATGCGGATGCGGTGCCGCGACGCCTGGAAACAGGGCTGCCCGGCCTCGAACACCAGCCACGTCTCGGTCGGCGACACGCGCTGCTCCACGAACTTGCGCCCGCAGTTCTTCGCCGTGTGCACGTCGGCCGGCTCCAGGCCCTGCACGCGCAGCCGCCAGCCGTGTAGGTAAGCCGGGCATGCCACCTCGGCGCAGGTCGCCCTGCGGAAATGCGTCTCAAGCGGCGCGGCGAACGCGAACGTCCTGTACGCGCCCGGAGCCATCCGCGGAGGCACGCGCTGTCCCTGCGGCGAGGCGATCGTCTGCTGCGTCTGCATCTAGAACACCTGTCCCGCGATCGGGTTGCGCACGAGGGTGACGACGAAGGACGCGGAGGTGAAACCCCCGCTGGTGACGGTGGAGGCGCGCACGTAGCGGCGCACAGTGGCAGCGTTCGAGGTGGCGACGCGCTGGAAACCGGGCGCGCCCGTGACCTGCGCGAACGCCGCCCCGGCCAGGTCCGCGAAGCTGGCGTTGTCCGCGGAGTCCTGCAGTTTCACCGTCACGTCCGTGCCCGTGAACGCGGTGACCTGCAGATACGCCTGGCAGCCGAACGCGCTGGACGCGCCCGCGTCGAACGAGGTTCCGTTAGTCGCCGCCGTATCCGTGCGCACCCCCGCGGTCAGCAGGTTGCCCCACTCCATCGCGTAGCCGTTGGCGACCGCATCGACCGCGAACAGCAGCGACCCGTCAGCCGCGCGCGTCGGGTCGTAGTTCACCTGCTTGCCGATCATGCACGCTGACACGTTCCCGAGCACGGGACCGTTGGCGTAGGTGACCAGCACGTCACCGGTGGGCAGTGCGGAGAGCACCGGGTGCGCACTGGCCGGGTCGTAGTAGGAGACCCAGCTCATCGCCCCGTCGCGCACGGCCGGGATGCGCGCGCTCGCCAGCAGGGTGATGTCCGTGCCGTCGTTCATCTTCTGGGGCGCGTTCATCTTCAAGGTCTGGGTGTCGCCGGACAGGTCGTAGCCGCCGACGTACCACCGGTCGCCCAGGCCGCTGCTCTTGGCCATACGTCAGCCTCCCTGCTCGTTGATACGGCCGACCCACTTGTCGATGATCGGCTGCGCCTGCACCCGCCAGCGCTGCAGCGCGTAGTTGTACGCCTTGCGCAGGTTGAAGTAGCCCGGGAACCGGGTCACCGGGCTGTTACGGCTTCCGACGCCCTCGAGCCACGGCCCGTATTGCAGCCGCGAGCCGGGCCAGCCGTCGGTGACCACGTCATCCCGGTCCCGCTTGACCACCTGCATGTGCGACTCGTACCGGCCGGTCGGATTGCGGAACGTCTCGATCGCGCCCATGCGCCAGCGGAACAGCGCCACCTCGGCCACTTCCTGCTGTACCTCGGTGAGCATCTGGTCCACCATGCGCTCGGCGCGCACGTCGAAGATCGGCCCGTGGACTTCCACCCGCACGTCGTTCATGTCGCCGCCTGGGGCCACAGGTCGTTGACGATGCACGGGATCGTCACGGTCATCACGCGCAGCTGCGTGTTGTCCGCCGTGGTGGTGACGTAGCCGGCCTTGGCCGAGAGCCCGGGGCCGAAGGCGCCGAGCAGGTCAATGTTGCGCACCAGGCCGCCCAGGTCGAAGTCCAGGGCGAGCGCCGCCATGAGCTTGACGGTGGCCGACCACACGGCCGGGTCGATCGCGTCATAGGGCTGCTGGTTCGCGGGCGTGTAGAGCCTGCCCGTCATGGTGATCAGCCCGCTGCCCGCGGCGAGCCCCGAGTCCAGCGGGGCCGGATCGATCGCGTCGTACCAGACGGCGAACGTGATGCCGTTGCCCGGCGCGGCGGACCCGATGGGCTCGTGGCCGTTGACGGCGTCGAACAGGCCGAGGCCCTGCGCGTGCGACTCCACCGCGGCGACCAGGCCGGTGCTCAGGGCGTCGATGTCCACGGCCACCTCACACTGTCCTCGTGCGCATCTTGCGGCCGAAGCGGGCGACGGCCTGGGCACGCAGGTCCGGCAGCCGGTCGCCGATCCCGGAACGCTTGTTGTCGCCGGAGCCCTGGGAGCGGGCCTGCCCGCCGGTCTTCTGCAGGACGTTGACTTCGGCCTCGGCGATGGCGAGCTCGCGCACCAGGCCCGGCACGAGGTGCCTGGCGACGGCCGTGCCGTTCGCGTGCGTGGCCGCCGTGGTGCCCAGCGCGCCGCGGGTGACGGTGAGCAGCCGCTGGGCGTACACGGTCGCGCCCGTGTGGGTCGCGAGCACCGTGCCGTCCCAGGCGCGCCGCACCGTCACCACGTTGCCGGTGACGTCCACGGCAAGCATGCGCTCGGAGTCGAGCTGCAGCACTTCACCCGCGTGGATCTGCGTGCCGTCCAGTACCGTCAGCGCTACATCGGCGTTGTTCGCCGTCGCGCAACCAGAGCCCTGCTGCGTCTGCCCGGTCGCCGCGTTAGCCCGGCCCGTCACCAGCATCCGCTCCGTGCCGATCAGGATGTTGTCGCCGACTCCGACCAGCGAGGCGTCAGTGATCTGGACAGCCGTGCCCGTCGTGTCGTTAAGGGCCGCGGCGAGCGCGCCAGCGCTCTGCGTGTCGACCGACCAGCCCCAGGTGCCGGTGATGGAGATGTCGCGCTGCGGGGTCTTGCCCGCGCCGAACGCGTAGTTCGTGGACCTGTCGAGCTCCAGCCACCGGTACGGGGGACCCTCGTTGATCGGGTTCCATTGGATCGCGCCGACGGGGATGAGGCTGCCCCCGCTCGTGACGACCGCCGTGGACGGGTCGGCCATCACCCACGCGTCGAAGTACAGCTTCCACGGCGGCGCGTACTGGTAGTTCGGCCAGTCCCAGTAGCGGGTCATGGTGACCGGGTAGAACTTCAGGTGCAGCAGCCCGTCGATGGCGTCGGAGGCGGCTTCGATCGCGTCGTCGATGTCGCCGTTGTTGCGCGCGGTGAACTTCACGTCCGGGGCGCGCTTGACGTCCTCGCGGGTGCAGTACGTGGGGCGTGCGATCGTCACCGTCTCCTCCTCTCAGCCGGTCTCGGGGCGCACGTAGTCGCGCGGGTAGTAGTAGTCCCCGTTGGGGCAGAACAGCGTGTTCTCGCTCCCGGCCGGCCCGGGGCGCAGGGGTTCGCCGTCGTTGGGGCAGGCGATCGGCGGCCGGTTCGCCCAGTACTCGGCCTCGACGCGCGCCTCTTTGCGGATGTTGAGCAGCTGCTGCCAGCTCACCGCCGCCTCCCTCCTGTCGTGTCGTGTGGTGGTCCGGCCGCCGCTTCTCCTCGGCGGCCGGACCGGTCTTTCAGGGGCCCGCAGACGCGGGAGAGGGCGGCGAGAGATCCTTCGTGGCCGCGACCTTCTGCCCAGCGGGTAACTCCGGCTCGGGTCCCGGTTCGCCGCGCACCACCGCCGCCTGCTGGGATTCCTCCCAGTCGCCGCGGCTCTCCGTGCTCCCGCATTGCGGGCACTTGGGGGCGCTCACCGAGTAGACGGCCGAGCACCCCAGGCACACCAGCGCGGCCATCAGGCGGCCGCCACCGACGCCGCGTTGTCCAACGGCACGTACACCAGGTCCCACTTGATCTGGCCCGTGTTCGTCGCGCTCGTGGTGTAACTCAGCGACCCCGGCGGGATGACCCAGGCCGCCTGCCTGCCGATGACGCCGCCCGCGTTGCCGGTCACCAGCGCTGTCGCGGCAGCCGCCGGCAGCGTGAGCTTCCCGCCGACTTCCAGGCCGCTGATCGACGCGGAGACGGCCGAGAGATCCACCGCGGTGCCCGCGGTCGGCGTGGAGGTGACCTTCACCGTGCACGCCTGCGCCTGGATGATCGTGGTGACCTCGCCGACGAGCGAGACGACGAGGATTCGGCCGCCGGTGACCGTGAAGATGTTCAGCGCGGCGGTCGCGGGCAGGTTGCTCGTGGCGCGGGAGACCAGCAGCCCGAGCGCGCCCTGCCTGACGGCGGCGTTGGGGACGAGAACGGCCATGGCTCAGGCCCCCAGGGCGGCGAGGTTCGCCGGCGCGCGCTGGATCATCAGGTCGTAGGGGATCGCGGTGACGAGCCCCGACGCGCCGACGGTGACCTCCAGGTAGCAGTTGGGGTCCGCAACCTGGCTTTGCAGCACGTGGAACACGGTGGTGCCCGAGGTCTGCGTCACTGTCGCCGCCGCGGCCTGGGTGGCCTTCACCCACTTCGCGGTGCCGTCGGTGGAGGTGTTCGTGTAGTAGCGGGTGATGACCGCCAGGTTGGTGTACGAGCCGCCGAACGTGCTGGACGCCTTCAGGGTGAAGGTGTCGTTGCCGGTGCAGATGAACATCGCGCCGCCGGCGTCCTTGAGGGACAGCGGCTTGCCTGCGGCGATCGCGATCGGGTTGACGAGCCTTCCGAGCGCTTCCATGGCCATGGTGGTGCCTTCTTCCCGGCCGGGGCGTTACTGCCGGCCATTGAGCCCAAGACGGGCGGGTGGGTTACGGACGGCTCGCGAGCTGGATGAACGCCGACAGGGTGTTACTGCTGCCGGAGTGCGGGGTGATCGGGGAGGAGAGCCACGAGCGGCCGTCGACACGCTCGATGACGCGGAACGCCATCTTGTCGTTCTGGAACAGGTAGTGCTCCGAGTTGTCGGTCTGCATCTGCTGGCGGTC